AGGAGACAGGATGGAGAATGAACTAGAGAAGGTATTGAAGAGTAAGTTCTTCTCCTCTGCAGGTTTTGCACAAGAAATTGAAACCTTAGTGCAGTTAAACGAAAATATGAATTACATTGATGCTATCATTCACTTTTGTGATAAGAATAGTATTGATTTGGAATCAGTTCCTAAACTTATTCCTAAACCATTAAAGGAAAAGATTAAGTATGAGGCATCAGAACTTAACTTTCTAAAACGTAGTTCAAGAGCTAAACTACCACTATGAATCCAGACGATAATCCCTTTTGGGGTGAACCTACTCCCACAGATCTTTGGGATGATATGGACAAACTAAATGGTCTTTATGAAGAACTTGGTTGGGATCATACAGATTACTTAGACTTTGCAATTGAAGGTAATCATATTACAATTAGAAATAAATCTAGAGAAGGTAGGTAAATTTGACTTATTATATAATGCTCCCTTTTGATTGTTATAAAACTTATATTGCTATGAAGTCTCACTTCACCAAAGACTCTTATGATTATCAGAGGTATGGTAATAGACTTCCTAGATTAAAGGTGACTTCTTTTTATAAAAGGAAGGATAGATTTTTCTTTGAGAAAATGTCTAGAGATTTTCCTGATAAAGAAATAGAGGAGTTTTTTATTGCTAATTTTATTTCTGGAACAGATCCAGCAAGTGTATATATGGCTGATATTATAAAGAATGGTCGTCAAACTTATACAGAATGGCAAAAAAGAAATCAGTCACTTTCTTATACTTTTAAAGAGGATGTTGAAAATATTTTTGAGGAAAAAAAAGTTGATGATGTATTTGATTGTAGAAAAGGACATCCACCAATTTTAAAAAGTTATTTGGGTAAGAAAATTGCACTTGAAACTATGGTAATATGTGATATAATATTAGGGTATGGAAAGGATTTTGATAAACGACTGAATGACCCAGTGTGGGAAACCGTCAGTCGTAAGATTAAAAAATATAAACCTTTCATAAATATTAATGTACCCCGTTACAAAAAAATCCTAAAGGAGGTTGTTATTAATGGCACTTGAAACTGCTACAGTACTTGAAGAGTTGAAGGAACGATATGCAAATGTCGTTAAGCAACTTAATGAATTATCTAACACTCGCATTAAAATTGAGGGTGCTATAGATGTACTGCAACAAATTGAAGATAGTAAAGAAAAGGAGGCACAAGATGCCACCAAAAGCGAAAGCGTCGTGGGCGAAAGCGATGGCGCAGATATCGAACCCTCTGACGGGACCGATTCCAGCAACGGTGACTCTGGAACAACTGAGGAATAGATGAGTTTTTTTCAATCAGATGTAGTCCGTGCCGAAATGGTAGAGATTAGTGAACTCCAAGAGGAGATATATGGTAATGTCTTTAAGTTTCCTTCGATGCCAAAGGAAGAACAACATAGACATGTTGATATTCTTGAGAAATTGATTGAAAAACAACAGATTATGTACACTCGTTTGAGTTTATCAGATGATCCCGAAGCAAAGAAAATGAAAGAGCAGATTATTGAATCTGCTAAAATGATGGGCATTCCTTCTGGTACTGATATGAATCAAGCATTTAGCCAAATGGCAAAGATGGTTGATGTATTGAAAAAACAGATTGACAGGAATGAATTTACCTAGTAACATATAAAGGTACACAAAAGCCAAATCTAAAAACAAATCTAAATGTCTTTTAAAGATCTAAAAAAACAGTCCTCTCTAGGATCTTTGACTCAAAAATTAGTCAAAGAAGTGGAGAAGATGAACAACACAAGCGGAGGTGCTGATGAGCGTCTCTGGAAGCCTGAAGTTGATAAAACAGGCAATGGTTATGCTGTAATTCGTTTCTTACCTTCCCCTGAAGGAGAAGAAATTCCTTGGGCAAAAATGTACTCACATGCATTTCAAGGACCAGGTGGTTGGTATATTGAAAACTCTTTGACCACAACAGGTGGCAAGGATCCAGTCTCAGAGTACAATCGTGAACTCTGGAACAGTGGTAATGAATCTGATAAGGATGTTGTTCGTAGACAGAAACGTAAGCTTTCCTACTATGCAAACATCTATGTCGTAAAAGATCCTACCAATCCTCAGAATGAGGGTGGAGTATTTCTCTACAAGTTTGGTAAGAAAATCTTTGATAAACTTATGGAAGCAATGCAACCAGAGTTTGAGGATGAATCACCAATCAATCCTTTTGACTTCTGGCAAGGTGCAAACTTCAAATTGAAGATTGTGAAAAAGGATGGTTACTGGAACTATGATAAGTCAGAGTTTGATAAGGTATCTCCTGTACTAGATGATGATGATGCATTAGAAGCATTGTGGAAGAAGCAGTATTCACTTGCTGCTGTTACTGCTGCTGATCAGTTCAAATCTTATGATGACCTTCAGAAACGTCTGAAGTATGTTCTAGGACAGAGACCTCCTGCACGTCGTGTGGATGAAGAAGTGTCTGATGAAGACAACTCTCGTGGTTCTTTTCAACCTAGTTTTGAAACACGTAAGGCAGAACAAACTGTGACTGCTGCTGTGGCATCTGCTAGTTCTGATGAGGATGATGCACTATCATACTTCCAGAAGTTGGCGGAAGAATAACTGAGGGGAAATTCGACTTTTAATTCCAAAAAAGTCGGAAAAAAAACTCTGGTATTTTTTTACCCTATTAGTTTTTTTTCTATTGGAATAGTCTAATATTTTCTGCTTTCTTTAAGGTTCCATTGATATATTCAGTGGAACCTTTTTTATATTTGCTAATATCTTTCATATCATCTAAGACAACACTTATATATTCTGGTTTTAAGAGAAATATTTCTCTTTTTTTATTTTCCAAATTTTCTTCATATTCATAATTTGTCATTGGTCTAACAATATTATTTTCTTCCGTTAATCCACCCAAAAAGAAATCATAGTAAATGATGCTATAATCAGAACTTACTTCTAATCCTTTGGGTACGATAATTATACCATTTGTGTCTTTAACTTCAATAGTTTCATAATGATGAATTCCATTATATATTTTATTATAATCATTATCATACTTATCTAATAAGTATCTATCAAAGTCTGCTTGAGGTAATGGCCACTCACTTGGAATATTAATGATATTATTTGCTAATAAAACTAACCAATCTAAAGTAGAATCTTTATATACTTCTGCTGCAACGTTATCAGGTCTATCATCACCTATTACAGAGTACTTTTTAAAGAAAGTTAGATTTTGGTAAATATCCTCTCTAAGAAATACTCTCTTAAAAAGATTTTTTACAGTAATATAGTCTCCTATCTTAGCATTTGGTAATCTGCTAACATATTGAAAATCTGGAATTAAATTGAAGTAGTCTGACATTTTAGAAACCTATTTCTGCTGGAAATTCTTCATTACCATAATCATCATTGTATATAGGATTAAGTTCAGAATATGTCATTGTCATTTGATATGCAGTCATTACACCATCCTCATATGTTGAATATTGACCATTTGGTGCATAATCAACACTTAATGACTGTAATCCACATTCTTTAAATTTATTTAAGAACTTATGTTCATCCCCATTAGAGTTTCTATATGATAATTTAAAGGTATGAGGAGATTTCATGAATAATCTAGATTTTGTCCTAATTGGAGACATTCCTTGTTTAAAGAATCTAATGATTTTAATAACAGTCATTGCCTCATCTTGATCTCTTGGTGCAAGGAGAAATTGAAAACTAAAGGTTCTGAGACTAGGACCACCAAAGAGTAATTCCATATTTGGATTGGAAATTGCTCCTGTTGTTCTAGTCAGTAATTGTTGACCACCTGCTGCCATTCCTGCAATAAGAGCACCAAGGGCTTTTTTATTACCTCCAAAATTTTCTGCTGCCTTTTCTGCTATATTTCCTGCTGCACGAACAGCAGCACCTGGACCTTCAGTTACTCCTTCTAGTGCAACATTGGCTAGTGCCATATCTAATGGAGTCATTGTTTGTCCACCCCAAGTCACTGCTTGACCATCTTGAATTCCTCCAGGAATGGGAAGAATTACTGTTCCTATACTTCTTTTATCCACATCTATTGATCTATCTTTAAATGCGAATGTTTCTTTACTAAAATCTTTTGGTTGATATTTCATCATATCAAATTTTAGAAAATCTTGTCCTCCACCACCTTCTCTTAATGATTTTGGAAAAACATAAGCACCAAATCCCCCTTCCCTTGTTCCGTCTGCTGCTTTACCTGCTCCAGAATTCACCACATCCTGTGCTTCATTTACAGTTATACTAGGATTTCCTCCATCTATTCCTTTATTTTTGTTTATAAGATCATTTGTTTTTTTCTGAGCCTCCTCTGCTGTTTGTCCTTCATCAAATAGTTGTTTTTGTACTACTTTAGATGCTTGATCTTTTAATGTTCCATCTTTTAGTATTTTTTCTGCAAATGCTTTATCATTTTTATTTGCACCACCCCACCAGTTGCCATTATATTCCCATTTTCCATCATCACCCAAAGTTCCTACTCTTTTATCTTCACCAAATTCTTCATTATATAATTCTACTTCACCTGTTGTTTTATTAATAAGAGTGAAATATGCTTCACTAGTTTTAGGATCTCTAAATCTATTTGTTTTGGCATCACTGCCATAATAACCTGATTTGGTTGCCATTAGATATAGTCTTTTTACTTATTTAGTATGAATTTTCCATAAGGGAATCTTAGGAGGTCATCAAGCTCATCATAATCAACAATATACAGTTGTCCTGCTAGTTCCTCCCATGTATAATTACGAGATTGTCTCCAGTGAAAGTTCAATCCTTTAAATCCCCATGACTGTAAATCTGTACAAGCAATAAGAGGATGTTGGTCATATGTAATATTAGGAGTTTTTGCGTTGTATATAAAGGTATAGAATTGCCCTACTTCAGGAATGGGAGTCACAGTGCCATTTAGTGCTTCCATGATGATTAACATCATTTCTTCAGGATCACCTATTGATTTTTCTAGGTCTTCAACGACTTCTTCAATTCTATTCATTTGATCCCTAATTCTTTTTCGGTAATAATCTTAAATTCTATCTTTCTGTCCTTACACCATTCATCTGCTGACTTCCATTTTGCTTGATTTACAGCGTATGTCTTACATTCAAAGAGATATGATTTAGTCACTCTTTTTCTTTTCTTTGGTTCTTTAGTTTGTTTAAGGGGTTTCACTTCTATTACATAAGTTTTAAGTTTACCTGTGCTTTCTTTTACCTTTATAATAAAGTCTGGAAAATAACGATGAACTCTTTTATCGACTGGAGATAGGTATGGGATCCAAAATTCTTCACTTCCCCATTCAACAATATTTTCATTTAGATCGCAGTAATTACAAAATCTTCTTTCCCAAGAACTACGACAGATGATGTTAGTTATATCACCTTTATATTTCTTAGGTTTTTTAGGTTTAAATATACTCTTAATACTTTCTGCCATATCTCTTATACATAATATATAAGGTCAAATAGTATTTATAAATGCCCTCCATAAGAACAATTTCTGACATTAAGGCAAATTTATTAAGGCCAGCAACCACTTCTCATTTTGAAGTTGAGATTCCCATTATTCCTGCGTTAAATTTTTGGAAGGGTGCTGATAAACAAGGACAGATTCAATTGTTGTGTTCAGAAGCATCTCTGCCTGGATCTAATTTAGCAACATTTGATATTAATAATGATCGTATGGGTGTAACGGAGAAACACGTCCATAGAAGAATATTTGATGATAGAATCGATTTAACTTTTTATGTTGATGCTGGAATTTATAAACCCATTCAATTTTTTGAGGAATGGATAAATTATATTACTAGTCCTGCAGAAGATGGGATACAAATTCCAAATGCTCCACTTCAGAAAGAAGATGGTAATTATTTTTATAGGATGAGATATCCTCAAGGTGAAGGTGGTTATATTGCAAATCAGGGATTAAAGGTTACAAAATTTGAAAAAGATCAAAGTAATGGTGGTGGTGCTTTAGAATATAAATTTGTGAATGTATTTCCTTTGGCAATAAATTCTATGCCAGTTTCTTATGATGCATCTTCATTATTAAAATGCACAGTATCAATGAGTTATATAAGGTATATTGTAAAGTCTATACCTACACCAACAATTAAAGTGCCGATGGAAAGGAATCCAGATCCTATTCAACAAGCACAACAAAATAGTGTTAATATTTTACCAGGACAAGCTCAACTTGCCATGCCCAAACCCGTAGACTTGATTCCTCCATATATAACCCCACCAGTACCACCAGGGTTTCCACGACCAGAAACAATAACTTAAATAACCCTGCTAAATAACAATACTGAAGTGCCAAAGTAAATTATGCCTTTACCAAAAATTGCCACTCCGACCTATGAGTTGGAGTTACCTTCGACAGGTGCAACTATTAAATATAGACCATTTCTTGTAAAAGAAGAAAAGGTTCTTGTAATTGCTCTAGAGAGTGAAGATAATAAACAAATTACTAGTGCTATTAAGGCAGTTCTTAAGAGTTGTATTCTTAGCAAAGGAGTTAAAGTAGAGGATCTTCCTACTTTTGATATTGAATACTTGTTCCTCAACATTCGGGGTAAGTCTGTTGGAGAAGATCTAGAAGTTAATATTATTTGTCCTGATGATGAAGTGACTCAGGTTCCAGTAACAATTGCTCTAGATGAAATTGAAGTTCAGAAAGATGATAACCACACCAATAGGATTAAAGTAGATGATTCTATTATGATGGAAATGAGGTATCCATCACTTGAACAATTTATTAAAAACAATTTTGATTTTAATGATAAAAATGCGATGGATCAATCATTTGAGTTGATTGCAAGTTGTATTGATAAGATTTATACTGAAGATGAAGTATGGGCTGCTGCTGATTGCACTAAGAAAGAAATGAAGGATTTCTTAGAGCAAATGAATTCCAATCAATTTAAGGAGATTGAGTCTTTCTTTGACACAATGCCTAAATTATCTCATACGATTAGTGTTACTAATCCTAAGACAAAAGTGAAGAGTGATGTAGTTTTGGAGGGTTTAGCGTCTTTTTTCGCATAGCCCTACTGCATATGAGTTTGGAGAGTTACTTCAAACTAAATTTTGCCTTGATGCAGTATCATAAATATAGCTTAACAGAGATTGAAAATATGATGCCTTGGGAACGAGACATCTATGTGGCTCTACTTCAACAACATCTTGAGGAAGAAAAGTTAAAGCAACAGCAACAAGCTAATGCCCGATAAAGAACTCTTAGACAAAGAGAATAAAACTATACTAGAGATTCTTAAGACCATACAACAATATGGTATGGGAGCTTTGTCTAAAAAAGAGATGACAGAACTTATTGAGGCTGATAAGACTAATTGGGGTGATAATATTGATGAGTTTATTAAGGAACAGGAATCTTTAATTTCAGGAGAACGTGATGGTGAATATTTAAGTGCGGAACAGAGAAAGACAATAGTAAGAAAAAGGAGGATGAAATCCTCTAAGTTTTTTAGTAAAGGTCAAACAAAAACAGCAGCAGATACTATAGGAACTGGTTCTCTTGCTGTTAGAAGTAATACTGGAAAAATAAGTTCTAAAAAATTTATTCCAGAACCTACTGAAGAAAAAGGAGGATCACTAGCAGAGATTCTTACTGGTGTCAATTCTATTGTCGAAACTTTAAAAGCAGGTCAGAAGCAAGATAAGAAACATAAGAATTTTCTGCAAAGAATGGTAGAAAGATTTAAAAGAAGGAGGGATGAAAATAAATTAGAATTTAAAATATTAGATGGAATAAAAAAGACAGCATCAACATTACTTAAACCATTCAAGAGTGCATGGCAAAAGATGTTGGACTTTATAGGAAAAGTTCTTCTTGGTAGAGTTCTTTTTAAAGTTTTGGAATGGATGGGTAATAAAGAGAATCAAGGAAAGTTGAATAGTATTATAAAATTCTTTGAGGATTGGTGGCCTGTTCTTTTAGGTGGGTACTTGATATTTGGTAATGCTTTAACTGGATTTGCTTTGGGATTATTGAAAAATGTTGTAGTCTGGGGAGCAAAATTAGTAGCAACAGTTATTCCAGCACTTTTAAAAGCTGCTGTTGCCTTGGGTCCGTGGGGAATAGCTGCGGCTGCTGTTCTGGGGGGAGGAATATATTTGGCTACGAGAGGTAAAAAAGATGAAGAATCTCCTCCTGATCAAGAAATGGGGGATGATGGTGTAACAGAGGAAACTCAAGGGTTTAAAGGGGGTGGATTAGTTCAACATTATAATAATTCTACTCAACAAGCTTCAAATATAATTCAAGGATTTAATGAAGGTGGTATTGTAACTGACCCAGAAGAGAAAAGACAACAAGAAGAATATATGCTTAAGTTTGTTAATGATGAAAGAGCATTGCAGGGTATGGAACCTTTAACTGATTTAACTTATGCTCCAGGTGTGGAACTTACAAAGATGGTGGGTCCAGGTCCAAGAACAAAAGAAACAACAGATACTTTTACAGATCTTGATAGAGGTATTGAGACCACATCAACATCAAAAACAGTTGATGGTAAAACTACTTTTGGTGCATCAATGAGGCAAACAACAGAAGAAGATAGGCAGAAGTTTTTTGCAGAAAACCCACAAGCAGCACAATTATTAAATATCAAGGATCAGTTTGAATTAGATTCTTTAGGTGCTGATATAAGTGCAAGTGCTAGACCACAAAAACTTAAACAAGGTGGTTTTGTATCAGGTCCAGGTGGTGTGGATAAAGTTCCTGCAAGATTAACTGCTGGTGAGTTTGTGATGAGTAAAGGAGCAGTTCAAAAGTATGGTGTCAACACTCTTAAATCTATGAATGCTGCTGGAGGTGGAACTAATATTCCAACACTTATGGGAGGAAAACCAGGTTATGAGGGTGGTGGACTTGTTGAAGTAGAAGCAGGATCAATTAATTCATATCAAGATGCTATTGATGCTGGTATTCAAGTAGAGGATACTATTGTTGGTAATCAACGTTATGGAAAAATAAGGTGGAAAGAAAAGATGCCAAGAGGTTTCTTTGGTCTTGGAAAGCAAAAGTATAGAGTAATGGGAACCAAGTGGTTATCCTCTGGTTTTGGTTCAGAGCATAATAAGACTCTTGCCATGTCAACTGAAGATTATGTTAATATGAAGATGGATTGGTCTGGAGCATCATCTTCATCTGCAAAAGTTGAACCTGCAAAACCAAAAATGGTTAGAGGGCAAGGAAATAAATTAAGAGCAGTACCATCTAAATCTAGTGATCCCAATATACAACCTTCGGAGAAAAAGAAAGTTACTGTTGCATATGAAGAAGAAAAAGATAAGATGTCTGATAAACCAAGTATGGATAAACCAGGTAAGGAAATACCTCCATTTGGTGTAACTAAAGGGAGATCTCCTCAAAAAATGAAAGTGTTGGGGATTAGTGTATAATGGCAATAACTGCAAATAAACTTTTAGGAAAGAAGGGAGGAGCACTTGCGGTTGTCCCCAAATCTCCTTTGGTTGTATCTTCTGTTGGGAAGTTAGATAAAATACCTGAAAAACCTAAAGAGGATGTTGTTTATACTATTCGTACAAGAGTAATAGAAATTGACAAACTTCTAAAGGGAACTCTTGCTGCCGAAAAAGTTCAGCAAAAGAAAGAAAGGCAACAAAAGGAAAATGAGAAAAGACAACAAAAAGAAGAGGGATTGGAAAAACCAGATAAAGATGGTGATGAAGAAACTCCAAAAAAATTAATACCCAAAATTGGTTTCTTAGAAAGAATTAAACAATTTATTACTAAGGTTCTTCTTGGTTGGATTGCTTTTAATTTAATTAAGTTTTTACCTCAAATAGTTAAGATTCTTAAACCAATAGCTGCAGTTGCAGGTTTTCTTATTGATTTTGCTGGCAAACTTCTTAATGGATTAGTAACTTTTGTTGATTGGGGATATAAAGCACTTGATGCAACTAAGGGATGGATAGGAGATAAATTTGGGGAAGGTGCTGCTCAAAAATTTGAGTCCTTTATGGGCAATCTCACTAAGATGTTTAATGGGATTGTTCTTCTTGGGATGGGTATTGCCAAATTGGCGATGATGGGAAGAAAACCCCAATTACCTAAAGGACAAAAACCTAAACCTAAACCAAAACCCAGATGGCAAAAAGCTCTTCAGAGAAAGTGGAAGAATAGTAGAGTTGGTAAATTTTTTCGCAATAATGCAGCTGCGAGAAAAAAATTAATTCGTAAGATTACAAAACCTGTTAGTAAAGCAGTAAGGGTTTTAAGACCAAAGAATATTGTAGAAAATTTAAAGAAAACTAAACTTGGGAAAAAAGTAACTGAAAGGTTTGCTAAAGCTTCTCAGCAAGTAGATGATGTTATTAAAGATCCTAAAAAAGCTTTAGAGAAGTTAAAAAAAACACAGGTAGGTAAAAAAGTAACTGAGATTGCTAAAAAGGTAGATCCAAGAAAGATTAAGTTTAAGATGCCTCAAATAAAGACTCCTGCATGGATGAAGAGTGCTGGATCTGCTATTAAAAAGAAATTTACAAGTGCATCTGCTTGGATTAAGAGTATTCCTGCTAAAACAAGGCAGATGTGGGATGATGTTGCAAAGAAGGTTGGTCCTTATATTGATGAGATGGGTGAAGGAGTAGTTAATATTGGTAAAAATATTGGAGCAAAGTACAAAGAGGTTGCTAAAAACATGGAACCTCAAAAGGTTATTGATGATTTAACGGCTAAAATTAGACCAGCTATTGATGATGTTTTAAAGAAAAGTCCTATTCTCAGTAAACTTAGTAAAGGTTTAAATCCTCAGAGTGTACAAGGTCTCCTTACTAAGGCAGCAAATAATCCAGCATTAAAGAAACTAATTAATACTTTGAAAGCTAATAAAGGTGCTTCTAAAGGATTGGGACCAATTGATAAAATCATTACTGCTTTGATGACTCTTTGGGATTATACTATGGGAAGGGAGGCTCCTGTTAACGCAATTTTAAAGGGATTGGGTGGATTATTTGGATATGGTGTTGGTTTCTCTGCTGCAAGTGCCGTTCCTGTCCTTGGGCAAAGTGGTATATTTAATTTTATGGGAGGTATGGCAGGTGGTATAGCAGGTGAGTGGTTAGCAATGAAGACTGCTAAGGTATTAGCAAAAACTCCATTAGGAGAGATTGATGATCCTATTATGGGTCCAAAAGATATAGAGGCAGGATTACCAGCAAGAAAATTGGTAAGAGATCCTGATGGACTCGTAGATCATATGATAGGAGGTCCGAAGGTTAAGGATGAGGGTGGTGGAGAAGGAGGAACTAAGGAAGGTGATGGAGAAAATGTCACAGCAAAAGGTAATAAAGAAAATATTGTCCCATTAGATGTAGACGCTGTTTCTAAGAAAGCAGATAATATTTCTATGAATACTTCTTATCAAGAAGGTGGTGATGAGACAGTTGTTGTTCCTTCTAGATCTCAAACTTCAAATAGTAGTGAATCCTCTTCATCATCAGAAAATTTAGTAACTGCTACTGCTGGTTCTGGTGGAAGTGGTGATGAGATGAGTGATGCCCTTTATATGGGTGGTTAAATATAACTAGGAGGAAATAACTTATGGGACAAGGAAATAAAAAAAGAAAAACAGTAAGAGAGTCTGCTCCTTCTCTTCTTCAGAGATTGGATGTTATTTCTAATGAGGATAAAGATTCTACTGTAAGTCTTTTAAATGGAACAGTGCGAGTATTATATTGGGAGAGTATTTTAGCAGATACGGTGTCAGCATCTGTTATTTTTACTGATGCTGGTAATACTATGACAAGGACTAAGAAAGGTCAGGGAAATGGAAAAAGGAGAAAAAAAGTAAGTGCTGTTGAAGGTTTGCCTATTATTGGTAATGAACAGGTTTCATTACAGTTTACGGATAATGATGATAATACTATAGATTTTGATAATAGTTTGTATATTAATAAAATTACTGCTCTTCCTACAGATTCTCAAACTACAACAAAATCTTATGAGATTGTTTTAGTATCTAAGGAATTTATTGATAATGAAAAAGTAAGAGTTAGAGTTTGTAGAAGAGGAGAAGTTTCTGATCATGCTAAATTTATTTTAGAAGATGTTTTGAAAACCGAAAAGGAGATTGATTTGGATGCTACTAGTAGTCCTTTAGATTATACTGGTAAGAATAAAAAACCATTTTATGCCCTTAATACATTATCTACCAAAGCAGTTTCAGCAGATAATCAAGAATTGGGGGATAGTGCAGGATATTTTTTCTGGGAAACATCAGAAGGATATAACTTTAAATCAATTGATACTTTATTATCTGGAGAACAAAAGAAATCGATTATCTATAATGAAACTCCTGACTCAGCAGGAACTCCAAAAGGATATGATTTAAAAGCATTAACATTAGACGTTGATAATCGTGTTGATGTTCAGAAAAAACTTCAGATGGGTGCATATAATACTCGTAGAATTGTATTTGACCCCTTTAATAATAATTATGAAGTGCAGACAATGGATGCTTTTGACCCTAAGAAGCAAGAAAAATTAAAACTTGGTGGAGATAGATTACCAATTTTAAATGATACTTTTGCAAAAGATGGTCTTGATTCTGATTTTTCTAGAACTACTTTTGTATTAGCTACAACAGGACAACTTAATGTGGGTAAGACTGAAGATCAAATTAAAGAGTCACAAAATGAAAACTTCAAGGTAAGGGATATTGTTAATCAATCGATTATGAGGTATAATCAATTATTCGCATCTCAAATAACTATCACCATACCAGGTGAATTTTCTTTACATGCAGGTGATACTGTATTTTTAGACATTCCACAGATAAGTGAAAGTGAAAACAAAGTTTGTGGTGACGATGTAAACGAGGAAGATGGGGGTCTATATATTATAGCAGATTTATGTCATTACATTACTGCTAAAGAGACCTACACTAAGTTAAATTTAATTAGAGACTCCTTTGGTCGATCTGGGAGTTTTACCAAATCTATTGATAAATTATTTACTTAAGAGGAATTATGACAACTAACACTCCAAATCACGATCTAGATCATGAAGTGTATATTGATCCAAAAGATCATAAGGAGCATATTAATCATGGTATGATTGAATATACTGAGGAAGATTTGAAGATGCATAATGATGCCTTCCATGCCCACTCAGAGGATGAAGTTGATAATAATGATGGTAAGATTAATGACTGGCATACAAGGCACGAGGACAAGCATTTAGAAGTTTATTGTGATAATCATCCAGATTCACTGGAATGTAGAGTATACGACGATTAAGTATGTCAGCAGAAGGAGGAGGATTATTTAATCAAGGATTTTTAGGGCAAGGATTCAATTGGTGGATTGGTCAGATTGCTGATGATTCCTATTGGAGAGAGAATATTAATCCTGGAAAATTTGAAGATAAGAATAGTATTCAGGGATGGGGGTATAGGTATAAGGTAAGGATCTTTGGTCTTCATGATTGGGGTGAAAATTCTATCCCATCAGAAAATTTGCCTTGGGCTAATATAATGTATCCAGTTACTGCTGGTGGATATCAGCAGAATGCTGGATCTACTCCTATGATCCGACAGGGTAATATTGTTTTTGGATTCTTTTTAGATGGATCTGAGCAAGAACAGCCCGTCATTATGGGAATTATGGGAAATAATTCTCAAACTCAGTTAGCAACTAAAAATAATTTTGATAATAGAGTTAGTAATACTCAACCTGGATCTGTAGCAACCAGTGGTTATGCTGAAGTAAAGGTAGATTATAAAGGAACGACATCTCCCACTCCACCTGATAAAGATAAAGTAGTTAATAAACCAACAGACCCTGAAACTGCTAAAGAAATAGCTGCTGATCCTCCTAATACTAAATTAAATGAATATGGATTGCGTGATAATCCAACACCTATACAGCAAAAGGATATTCAAAGTGCAAAGAGAGAAATACAACTTATCCTAGAAAGAAATCCAGGATTTTCTTTATTTGCACAGCAAGAATTAATTAAAAAAAGAGTTGCTAGTGGAAAAAACGCTAGAAAAAAAGAAGCACAGTCTTCTAGATCTCCTGTTTATCCAGGAGCAACTATTGAATCTGAAGCAGTTCATCTTCAAAGTGCTGCTGATATTAAATTAGATGAGGTATGTTGTAAAAAGAGAGTTTTATTAAAACCAACTGGTATTGTTGAGTCTTGTAATAGGGCAATTCAAACTGATATGGATAGTATGACTACTAGTATTGATAAAGCAATGAATGCATTATCTAATTATACTGATGCAGTCTCTATTACTAATGGTGTTAAAGACCTAAAGAAAGTTGTTAGTGATTCTTCTAAAACTCAATCCAAATACATGAAAGTGATTATGGATAAAGTAATGGAATATACTCAGAAAAAAATTAATGAAGAAATGACTGGAGCAGTTTCTGCATTACCTGCATGTAAAAGATGGCAAATGCTTGATCTAAAGGATGTTATGACTCAAAATATTTTATCTGAATTTAATGGTATGACAGGAAGTATGAGTGGATTGATGGAAGGAGTATTGAGTAATATGTTAAAGTTGGAAGATGGTGAGGATAAAGATGGTCCATATAGGGGATTAATAAATAAAGCTTTGGATTTTGTTATTGATCCCGATAATCCTGACAATAATAATGAACAAAAGGCTATGCCTAAAGTTCCTATATGTGTAGCTGAAGATTCTGTAGCTGCTGTAATACATTCTAATATGCCAAAAATTGAAGAAACTACTAGTAATCTTCTTGATGGTATAGACACCTTTATGGCCGATATGATGAGTGAATTGTCTGGTGCAGGTGGTTCGGATATTTCTAATCTTTTTTCTAAATTGGGGGATATTAAAGGTAATATGACATCAGCATTAGATTTTGAAAATATTAAACAAAATGTTTTTCCTTTTGAACTTCCGCCAAATGAAGCAGTTGCTGATTATTATCAGTTTTGTAGTGGAGGATCATCTCAATCTCAATCACAATTGCCAAGTACT